ATGGTTGGCTGAACATTGTTGCGGGCTGATCCCCCACCTGTTGAGGTGGTTGTCTTGGTGTGTGGGTTTAATTCCGTGATGGAAGATTTTACAATTGTGCCATCCACTGATCCGTTATTACCATCGATTGGGAAGTCGTGCGTGTGTGCAGGCATTTCTGATGTTGTGAGGGTATGTGTCTCAGAACCACCTGTAGCTCCTAAAGTGTCGCCATTTAATCCGCCTGATTGATTGGTTAACCGATCAGCAGATGTACCTCCCATGTCATCCTGACCGGCAATAACTCGGCCTCGAAGGTCAGGGATATTAAATGTGGTTGAACCATCTCCTACGCCATAGGTTTCGTCAATTATTCCAAATAAACTTGAGTAAGTGGTTCTCGATATTGCGTCACCATCACAGAATAAATACCCTGTTGGTGCGTTAATGCCTGCAAAAGGTAAAACTGTACCTGTGGGCATCAGTGCAGATATTGCATCGGAATTTAATTTTGCAGATGTTACTGCTCCATCGACTATTTTATCAGAGGTAACAGAGTTTGTGGCAAGTTCGTTGGAAGTGATACCTCCTGATGGAACTTTTAGTTTACCATCTCCACCGCTAATTCCGTAGGTCTGACTATTTACGATGATAGTAGAACCATCTGCGGGGTCATCGAATGTCGCAAGGTCTGCGATATCCATTAACTTTTGAGAGGTGACTTGATCACCTGATGTAAAGACTTGTCCTGTTTTAAGTATTGGCATTTTTCTATCTCCTATTGAAAGACTGAAGTTGTTGAGCGATCCGATATTCTAGCATCCACCTTGGTTGCCCTGACATAAGGTCTACCGACAGATGGTTTAATATCTGCCTGTATACCGAACCCTCTTCTGTTAACTCGTAAGCGAACCGAGGCATCTTCCGCAGTTTCAAGCTCGCTACCCAATAAGGTAGATATGCTTGAAATCTCGGAAGTAGAGTCAGGATCTTCAGTGATAAATTGTACAGTAGCATCAGATGGATTGACTTCGCTTGACTTAAGTTGCAATTCAGCACGACTGAATGTTTTACGATCTATTGTGTCGGCATCGTATTGTCTTGTAATCAACTGACTGACCACAGGAATACCGGGGTCTACTTCAGGTGATTGGCCTGCTTTCCGTAAGACCTTATCATCTCCATCCAAGGAATCTACTTTGTGTACGCCCCCCTCTTCTGTTGTCAGGTAAAGTGCATTCTGTGATCCTTCGCGAGCTACTAGTAATTCCCTTATCGCAAAGTCTGTAGAGTTGACTGTGTCGATGCTCTCAAAGCCTTGGTTAATGAAATTGTAGATAAAAATAGTATTTAGCTTATTCCCATCCCCTGCTCCCACGCTAGAGTCTAATGGTAGTGCCAACCAATAGCGGTTATTAAAATAAACTCCGCATGACAGGTGGGCAAAGTCCTGATTTATGCGGTCTATGTAAGGCTGAATAGTTTCTGAAATAGGTGTACCTGTACCACGCAAGTTATATTCATCGATAAAGTTCACAGAATATACACCTTGGTCAGAAAGAAATAAAATCTGATTAGCCACCTGAACAATAGACTTCCTCGCAGATGCTCCAACCTCATCTGTGACCATTGTGGTTTTTACATCAGCCAAAGATCCACTCGCACCTGTAATCAGATGAATAGATTTACGATTAAATACCACTACCGAATCCTGCGTGAAACCTTTTATTCCTACTACAAAATCGCTTTTACCTGATGATATGCGAAACTGATTTCCTATCTCGTCAAATGTGTCTGAGTCTAAAATATCTGATGCGATTATTTCATCACGAATACCCCTATCGACAGGTGGTGATGCAGATGAGTATTGATAGGGTAACCATAGTCTACGCTGATGAAATTCACCGAATGGAGCCGCAGGTTGATGTATGAATCCTTTACCGAGTGCTAGTGGTTTACTGACTGTTAAGGAGTGATTGGCATCATCTTTGACTCCAAGATTAAAAGTGAATTGGTTTACTGAAGGAACGCTTGTAACCACCACCTCACTTCCAATAAAACTATCATATATCGCAGACTGTGAAGTGTGGATTGTAAGTCTATCTCCGACTGCAAGTCCATGTGATGAAACATCCATAGTCACGACACCACTTACTGACGCTGCACTAGAATCTGTCAAGTAAGCAGGTGCAGTGTATGCCCCACTAGACACCCTTGTAAAATCCTCAAAATATTCTATTTGTGCGCCACTAACATTGAATGTCTTAGTCTGAGACTCAGTCATTGTGACTGTTAACTGTGTGGCAGATGGAATACTTGCCACTTGGTAACAGTCATTCGGATCGTATTCCCAATTCCCCAATCGTGTTAATGTCACAAAGTCCCCTACCAAACGATTATGATTAGATACTGTGTCTATCGTAATTGTTTGCCCCGACTGAGTTGCTTCCGAAATCTGAACTCTGTTTAGAACAGGACTCGCGGACAGGGTGGTCTTGCGAGTTCTAAATATGAACATCTTATCGAATCCCTGAGTCATTCCACATGGTGCATCCACAGTTTCACCGCCTTGCTCGTACCGACACTTATATAGCTTTGAATCTTTAAGCCTGATGATTATGCATAAGTTATTCGATGCTGAGAAAATAAAGTCATCATTCTCTGAGGTAGCATCACTAAAGACTGCTGATCCATAAACTGCATTTACCGCATCATCGTTGAGAGTAAAGTTTTCTGTGGTGGATGCGACTGATGTATCTCCGACATTAGGACTCTTAACAGTGAAAGTAGTATCTGCCCCTACATCGGCAAAGGATACTGTCTTAGTAGATGTGTTAATCGCTGTGATTGTATGACTGCCATTGATCGATGCATCAATATCATCAACATGAACTGTACCGCTGACTGCAAACTCTGAGGCCGGAGTATCCTCAAGCGTAAGAGTCACCACATTACTCGCCCTTGATGCCGCAGTGACCACATAGTTAAGAGTTGTAGGGATTGCATTTCCCATCGAGGCAACAGAAGTTCTTCCCTCAATATTATACTCGATCCAATTCTTAGTCAGATTACTGTAACTTGTGTTTATTGTGCCCCAAGTTTGTGATGACCCAACTACTGTAAAAACTTCATTCGTGCCTGAGTCGGCATAAGTAATTGTGCGAGTATTAAAATTAACACTAGCTAGAGGAAATGTTCCGTTTGGATCGTCACCTGTGAAATTTAACCCATTGATCGTTACATTGTCTCCAACGATAAAAGCTAAACTTGGAGTTTCGTCTAATACAACAGTTACCACATTATCTGATCTTGATGCAGATAGAATTACATATGGTAAAGTAATCGCATCATCTCCTGTTGTGATAGTGCCAAATAGAGTAGACATACCTTTGCGTGGTTGCCATGTGCCATCGTCATTCATCCGACCATTCTTCGATAGTGCAACCTCACCGGGTTTTAACTGATTGGGTCGCAATCGAGCATTCATCCGCAGAAAGAAAGTGTCACCCTCTACCACGAATGGATCGTCTAGTTTGCCGTATGATCGGTATCTGCTCACTTCTTCTTAATCTCCTGCCAAAGTTTTAGGGACATATAAACCAAGGTCACTAGGCCAACCGCGATGCCGATGACGGTATCAAATGCAGACAGGCCAAAGGTGGCCGCGGTGCCTGACATTCCTAGGACTGAGACCCGATCAATCATCATTTAAATAGGCAGTCGAGTACAATGATTCCTATTATTAAAGCCACAAATACAGTAATCATTTTCCCTCGCTTTGGGAGTGTTTCAAATTTCTTTTTTAGTAGAATTAAGTTTTTCATTTCTGATCAGAGGGTCGGGGAAAGGGTACACGGGTAGTCGATTTTGTGACTTCTGTTTTTGCACATCTCTTTGCCACAAAAATGGGGATTGCTAGATAGCATCCTAAAATGACAGCCGCTCCGATAAGGATTCTTTTTATATAATTAGTAAACTCAGCAAATCCGCTCTGATGCTCGGCCATGCCTTGTGCTACCAAGGCAGATACATCGCCATGAGTTAAAGCCTCAATCGTTTCCTCGGCCTCTACGAGTGCATCTGCATTTTTTAATGCCTCCCCGCTTACAGCACCTATGCCAGCACCTAGTGCCGCACCTCCTGGTCCCGCAAGAGATCCTGCACCTCCTCCGGCAATAGCTCCTAATGTCGGGTAGGTCGAACGAATCGAACATCCCGCTAGAAGAGTAAGTGCCAAGAGTGCATAGATCATTCTTAGTGAAGTGCTGTCCAACCCGAAGAGGTGTAACCATAAAACTTATTTAAATCAGTATCGTAAACCATTTCGCCTGGTGTCGGACTACTTATTGCAGTTCTTTGCGTAGTAGCCATCCTCGGCATAATCACACCTCCTGTTGTGGAACTGACTTCCAAGGGAGCACTAGGGGTAGATGTGTTAATACCTACATTGCCATTGTGGGTTATCGCCAACGCATCAACAGCGGTACTATTATCATAAGATTTAAATAATAAACCCCCATCATTACTTGATTCGTTACCATTTGCATCAACTCCCGAAGTATGGACTATTTTAGCCCTTGTACCTTGACTTAGACTCGTTTCTCCTTCAAAAGTTATGTCACCTTTAATATGCAGCTCTGATTCAGGATTCGTAGTAGCAACGCCTACCTTTCCGTCGGAGTCGATGCGTACCCTTTCTATTGAATCTGTGCGAATTGCTAACTCATTGGTGGCAGGTGCGTGAATAGCTACCGCAGAACTGCTTGAGCCTGTTCCATCGAGAGCATACTCATCTGCAACCACATTACCATTTACATCTAACTCTGCCTGTGGGGAGATATTACCTACACCTACACGAGTGGTAGAAAGTGCTAGTGCTGTGTTGACTCCCGCCCCATCGGTAACCTGAAGTGCAGTAGCTCCCGTATTATTAGTGATACCATCAGTATAGTCTCCTACTTGAAGTAAGCCTTTATAAGTATCTGCGGGTGTTTGGTTCTGTAGATCGCTCATAATTTATTAAGGTTCAATCGGTGCTGTCCACTCCTCGCCTGCTAGAATCTCAAGCATCTCGGAATGCGTGTTGGCGGTTTTACCCTCTAAGAACGAAGGTGTGTCACCCTCGAACTTTACGAAGGTCTTAGTACCCGCAGGATTCACATTGTATCTAAGCGTTTCTGCCGAGGTTTCTAGGACTTGGTCAAAATCAACGGAACTTACTTCCGATGCGTCAATGATTACATAATTTCTGCTCATAATATTTTAAGATGGGACTGTTGTTGAAAATGTAGGTCCGTTAGTTAGTGTTGCGTCATTACCACCACTACCTTGGTCTGTAATGGTTGTGCCTGTGCCACTATCGTTGTCTCCCATTCTCCACCATCCGACAGGAGAGTAAGAAGTTAAATCAGCAGGTACTCCTGAGTTGTAGATAGCAGTAATATCCGATGCTGATAATTCAGAGCCAAAGATTGCTACTTCATCGATCAATTGATTTGCGTAAGTGCTACTTGCTGTTCTCGCTCCTATATCTAACGGATTACTGCTAGGAGAGTTAAAGGTTGTGTATGATCCACTCTTGGTAACTCCTGCAGAAGATACTTCTGCTCCATTAACATATAGTTTTAGTGAAGCACTTGCTCCTGTGCCTGTGGTACTTCCCGCATCAACTGTTACCGCAAGGTGATACCAAGTATTTAGTGAAGGACTTAAACCATAACTCCGTGTCAAGTATCCACCATTAGTGTTATCATAAAGGTATGCACGAAAACTACCTACAGCAATATCTATGTAGACTCCATTTGAGTCAGCGTGAAAAAGAGGGTAAAAATTTGATGACGCTTGAGGATTGATCCACATCGAGAAGCTAGTAGCACCTGATAATCCAAGTCCTGTCACTTCAGCGTAATCGTTAGAACCATCGTATTGTAAGCTGTAGGTGTTTGTGAATGACGAGGTTGCACCAGGTGCATCACTTGAATAGGTGGGACCATTAACGAGAGACGCTGATCCGCTACCGCCTGAAATTTCATTATTCGCGTTGTTCTCGAATCTGAACCAATCGTTTGGTGCGGTAGAAAGTCCGCTCAAGTCGATAGGTGCAGTACCTGTGTATATTGAGGAAATATTCGCAGATTGATCAGTTTCCCAAAATGCAACTTCATCAATTAAACCTGTGAGCTTTCCACCAGCCCACTGAGAAGAATTACCTACATTCACAGCGGTTGCACTCGTTGAGTTGTTTCCTGTGAAAGATGGATTCTGTGTTGCGGTAGTTAAAGTTTTACTGACTCCATCAACGAATAAACCCATACCACTTGTCGAAGTCCCGCCGTCATAAGTAATCATGATGTGATACCATGTGTTGGCAGAGAAAGAAAAAGTATGCGTAGCTTCTAGTTTAGTTGCCCAAGATTGCGTTCTATCAAATATCGAGTAACGAAAACCTCCGCTTGCATAGTCAAGTTTCCAATCAGTTTCAGATGTATGAGGATTAGCATCATACCCTTTGGTCATGAATAAATCTCCTGAACCCATAGCATGACTCAGTGGATTGAACCAAAAGGATGCGGTAAAAGCACCTGATAAGGTCATGCCTGTTAGTCGAGCGTAATCGTTAGTTCCGTCTAAGCTGAGTGAATAATCGTTCGTTACTGCCCCACCACCACCACTTGCGGGTACTGCGGATATAGCGGACGCTCCGAAACTAGGAAGTATGAAGGTCATCTTAGGAAGCTGTATCGCCAGCTAGAACAAACACATCTGCCACGCAACTAATCAATCCCGTCACAGCATACTGCCCTGCGGTCTTGGTATGCGATTGGCG